GTATTGATGGATATCTTGGCTACCTAGCAAGAGAGTATAATTATACTGCAGTAAATACTAATAACACTAATATTCCAATAGGTAATCCTAAGTTACCAGATACGATTAGTGTTAAGGATCCAGATACTGGTTCTTATGTAAGTATATCAACAGTCTACAAAAACACCTATCGTGATCAATTATACTTTACATATGAAGGTGTAAGTTACATGAATGGTGATAGTTGTCTACAGCATGGTGAATGGGATCTGTTAACTGTTCCATTAAATAAACAGGGTGAAGATGCATACAATCCTAGCTTTGATTCTTCTAACCCACCAACACCAGCTACAGATTATAGAATTGTTGGAATAGAGAAGCAAGGCGTTATTACAGATGAAAGATAACCTTTTAAAGTAAAGATATGTCAGACTATAAATCACAAGTATTTGATATCTGTCTTGAAAAAGTCAAGATAAAATTAGCATCTTATTTGTATACCACTTTGCTTGGTGCTAATTACAAACAATCTGATGAATCTACAGAAGTCAATGGAGCCGTTATTCCTACTTCTGGAACAAGAGGGTATTATACCTATTCACAGATTCCAAATCTAGGAACTGGATTTGATCCAAGCACATTGGGTTTAGCTGGAACTGATAATTCACCTCAACCTTGGTATCGAGATGCGAGAATTGCTTGGTATAATGGTCTAAGAAGTACCATAACTCAAGATCTTTACAAAGTAGGTAAGGGTGGTAAAGATGTTGCGATGCTTAGCAGTGGTGCATCAGATACTACTAACACAAATACTAAGAATGGATTAATTGGCGCAGTAGATCCTATTGCTCAATCATTCTTTGTTACAGAAGATGCAGTGATTGTTACTAAGATTGATTTATTCTTTTATACAAAAGACACGAATCTTCCTGTTTATCTTGAGCTAAGAAAAATGGTTTCTGGAGCACCAGGTCCAGATATTATTCCATTTGGTCGTGCTGTCGTTCAGTCTAATTTTGTTGTAGTTAGTGACGATGCAACTAAACCAACTACCTTTATCTTTGAATCTCCAGTACATTTAGAGTCTGGTGAATATGCTTTTGTTATTAGAACAGATTCTGCTAATTATAAATTATGGGCTTCACAACTTAATGATGTTGATGTCGTTAAGAAAACTAGAATTACTGAGCAACCTACTGTCGGTAGTTACTTTAAGTCACAAAACTTGACTAATTGGACAGAAGATCCTATTGTCGATCTTAAGTTTACATTATTCAGAGCTGATTTTGATATTACTTCTATCGGAACTCCTGAATTCTCAATACTTGCACCAACTTATGATACTATTACATTGGATACAGATCCATTGGAGTTCTTCCCCAATGTAAACTACATGCGTGTTTATGCACCAAACCATGGAAATGCTACAGGTGATGTTGTTTCTTTAGCTGGTGTTAACTTTACTACATCTATTATTGATTCTAATACGGAAACACTTAATACGACTTATCAAGTTATTAAAGCAAATAAAGATGACTTTATTGTTCAGTTAAACAATGTAGCAAATGCTAATGTAATTACCAGGGCAACAAGGGCAGGTGGAAAAGGTATTGTTCTTTCTGGTTCTAAGAACATTCTTTATGATACACTTGTCCCAGAAGTAGCTACTTATGTTCCAAAGAACACATCCTTACAGGCATTTGTGAAGACTGTAGAAGAAAGTTCAAGAGGATATCGCTACCAGTACGTTGATCTTGCCAGTCCTTATAACTTTGAAAACATGCAAGTGTTGTTAAGTAGCAAGAATAAGGGTAATATGGCACAGGATTATAACACGATTTATCCTGGATTAAGAAACTTTGAGCCATTCCATGTCGTATTTCCAATTACTTCTGAGAATACTCTTGTTTCACCATTAATTGATATCAAGAAAATTAATTTTAACTTTGTTAAATCTGATCTTGATAGTGGAAGCTTACTTCCATATAATCAAACTACTGTAGATCAAACATTAGTATTCACTAATTCTAATGTCTATGTTAGTGTTGAAGATGGTGCTTATAGAACTTCAAGGATTTATGTTCAGTATCCAAGAGAAAGAGCTAATGTTAATCAGTATGTTAGAGAAGGTTCTTTGATTCTCTACAACGTACCAAAACAAAATGCTACAGTAAGTTATAGAGTGGATAGTGTTGAGAATACTGGTGCAAATATTTTTGTAACAGAATTGACACCACCTTATGTTCCTATGTTTGCACATATTACCAACCATGATGGAACATCACAAAATAACACGAACATGTATGTTAATACATACTATGTGTTTGATACTGCCTCTAAGGGATCAACCACTCCAGCGCAACACATTACAAAAGAGTTTAAGTTTGCCAACCCATCTTCAGGAATCACTGCATACATTGATGCATGTATTCCAGAAGGTACTTTAATTACTATGATGTACCGCACCAAACAAGTTGGTGAAGCTGATACTTCTATCGATGATAAGCCATTTAAGTATTTTGAGCAAACCAAACTTAGTAAGTTAGTTACCGATAAAAATAAGTTTGTAGAAGTATCTGTTAATGCAGAGAATATTCCATTATTCGAATCATTGCAGATTAAGATTGTATTTAATAGAAACACAAAGAGCGGTCTAGTTCCAAGGGTGAAGAATTTGAGAGTTATTGCGCTTGCATGATGTACAAAGTAAAAGATTATCCTCATCTGTTAAAGGATGATAGATCAAGGGCTGTAATTAATACAGACCAAGATAGCTACCAAAAGTATATTGCTGAAAGAAATTATAGAATGAACGTAAAGCAAGAAACTACGCAGCTTGAGGATGAAATAAATAATCTAAAGTCTGATATGGCAGAGATCAAGTCGCTTTTAATTCAACTTCTTGGAAATAAGTAAATGGCCTTAACTGTTGTCAATGTAACTGACACAATCAATACATTTCGCCTTAAAACTAACGAGATTTCTGCAAACGTTGGAGATAGGGGGAACTTTCTATCTGGAATTGCTACAGCAAATGTTGTTGAGGCTATAAATTCTGTCTTTAAGAATGCTAATTCTGCAGTTAACTTAATTGGTGATATTAATCTACTAGATTCTGATATAGTTAACAGAAATAATCTAGTATCAGCGATTAATTATGTTTGGGCTAATATTGATCAAGGTGTTTATGTTAATAAGACAAACGGTACAGCGACCAATCTATATGTTTCTGGTGGCACCTTTAATAATGCCAACATCTTTGGTAAACTCGTTGTTGCCAATCTTATCACAACTAACACATTAATTACTAATAATGTCGTAGTTTATGATAATTTAATTTATTTCCACAATCAAACTGAAGGAACTTATGTAGCCTGGGATGCTGGTGCTAATGCATTCAGGTTTGCAAAGGGACAGGCTAATCTTGCACTAATTAACTTAGATGGCAATCCTTCCAGTCAAAATACGTTACTAACATTTAAATTTGCAAACCTACATCTTGCACAAAACACCAATGCAAGAATGTCGAATGCATATATTACCAATGCAAATCTCTATTACGCTAACATTGATCATGCAAACGTTAATGACTTAATAGTAACTGACAATGTTATTACATTTGGAAGAATGAATGGAGCCAACCTTACTTGGAATCCAACTTCTAATGCCATTTTATTCAACAACGGTGGTTATCGTTTTGGAAGATTGTCATCAAACAATCAGTTATTAGACGAAAACACTATTATGAAGGTAGGATTAGCTAATATCCATTACCTTCAAGTTAATAATACTTCAGTATCTAATATTACAATTTATGGTGGTAACACTTTTAATTTAAATGCTTCTGATAATACGTATTATTTTGATAAAGTAACGTATGGTAATTACATAAGATGGGAAAAACTACCTGGAGTAGGTGTTACAGGTCATTATGTTTTATCTGCAGATGGTTCTGAATTTGCTGATATTACTTACAATGGATATCCACAAGATAATAATACACTAGTATCTACTAAATTTGGTAACGTTAATTATGTTACTACAGTTGGTAGCCAAATTCAAAGCATTAATGGTGTAAAGACATTTACTGATACTACTATATTTTCAGCTAGTCCTGGAATTTGGTGGGATCCTGAAAGAACGTTAGTACCTGTTGGTGTAATGGGTAATATTATTTCCAGTGGCCATAATAATATGTATTTGTCTGTAGTAAAGACATCTAATCCTGGAAATTATTGGACATATACGTATCAAGCACAAGATGGTACTTTATCAGTTCCTGGCAATGTTTATTCTGATGTAGGTAAAGTTACTCTTAATGATGGAACAAAGGTAAGAGAATTAAAAGCAAATGTCCTTGGATTATACTTGGATGGTGCTAATATTATTCAAGAGCCTTTTGGTAATGTAATCTACGTTACAACAACTAGAAATCAAACAGTTCAAGGTGATAAGACATTTACTGATGACGTTGTTATCACCAGTACTGGAAACCTTACTGTAGGTACTAGTGAAATTATACTTACTGATGGCACCTATCACCGTGAATTAAAATCCAATGTAAAAGGTTTATATTTTGGAACAGTAGATGGTAATGGTGCCAATATTGTATTTGAAGAGACTGGAAATATTAATTATGTTACTACTACAAACGATCAGTTTGTTAGTGGTATTAAAAGTTTTACGTCAAGAATTAATGATGTAAATGGTACACTGTGGTTAAATCCAGGTAATTCGACTACTTATCCATCTGGTATACTTGAGAGCGAACATAATAATGGAACTTATACTAATCTTTTAACACAAAAAGTAAGAAAGAACGGGTTAAATGATTATTGGTATACCCAGTTTGTTGGTACTGATGGGGCATACATCTTCCCATCAAATATCGTCATACAATCTGGACAAATATTCTTAAATGATGATGCAGCAGCACCAGTTGGTGAAGGAACTCTACATTTATTTAAAGCAAATACAAAAGGTTTGTATTATGATAATGCAAACATCATTACAGAACCTTATGCTAATATTAATTATGTTACCACAACTAGAAATCAAAACATTACTGGAAGCAAGACCTTTGTAAATACATCTGGATCAGATAGAACATATTTTAGTGGTGATATCGCATTTTTAGGACGTGGTGCTGGAAACATTTTATATTGGACTGATAATGGTTCTAATTATTCACCAGCAATCTATTCTGAAAGTCAAAACAATCTAACACTAGATGTAAATAGTAGTGCTGCAGCAAGTAATATAAAATTACAAGCAAAAACAGTATATGCTCCTTACATTTTATTTGGCGCACAACAAATTGTTAAAACAGTATCTGTAAGTCCAGGTTCTACTACCATCGATTTAAGTGCTGGAAGCATATTTGAATGTAATATGTCTTCTTCTATCACAAGTTTATCGATTACTAATATTCAAGGTAATTCGGGACTAACTGCGACAACAGCTGCTATATTTGTATTAAAATTAACCTATACTGGATCAGCAGTATCAGTGTCGTGGCCAGCATCTATTAAATGGCCAGGTGGTACTGCTCCTGCTCTATCTTCTGGATCTGGAAAAGTAGATACATTTGCTTTCTATACAACTAATTATGGATCAACCTGGTACGGATTTATCGTAGGCCAAAACTCTTAACATTATTTTTATATTATGAATATTCCTGTGAAGATCTTTGTAGGGTATGACTCCCGCTATCCTCATGTCTATGAAACGTGTGTCGCATCGATTAAGCGACACACAAACACTCCAATAGAGCCTCTAAATCTTTCTTTGTTAAAGCAAAGAGGATATTATTGGGGTTCAGAAAAAGGTTCCACTGAATTTACACTAACAAGATTCTTAGCACCATTCTTAAAGGGATACTATGGTCATGCAATCTTTTGTGATAGTGATTTTATTTGGACAAAAGATCCAACGACAGTTCTTGATGAGATTGAAGAAAATAAAGCAATTAATGTAGTTAAGCATAATATCAGAGTACAGGACCTTCCTACAATAAAAATGGATGGTCAGCCTCAAGTTTGGTATGAAAGAAAAAATTGGTCTTCTTTTATCGTATTTAATTGTGAACATCCATTTTGTAGAGCTCTGACTCCAGAATTCGTCTCTACTGCAGATTGGGAAACACTTTTAACGTTGGATTGGGCTGGTGAATCTATTGGTGGAATTCCCTATGAATATAATTTTTTAGTTGGCTATTATGAGCCAAATATGCTACCATATGGAATTCATTATACTGACGGTGGCCCTTGGCTTCCAGACTATGAACAATGTGAATTTTGTGAACTTTGGAAAGAGGTCTATGTAAACGATGTACAACGCTGAACTTAATAATCAATGGATACAAGACCTTAATCAATTGGTAGAAGGTAAGAGAGTTCTTATCCTTGGTAATTCGTTATCTCTATTTGCTGCTGAAACTGGAGATTTTATTGACAGCTTTGATATAGTAGTAAGAGTAGGTAAAGGGTTACCGTACAAAGATTTTAAAAAATACGTTGGTGAAAAGATAGATGTTTGGTCTTTTGGTGTTTTACGTTCTGGAATGATAAAGCACGTTAATTGTAAATTTAAAATATTTAATTTTTTACAAGTATATGCATATAATGAAAGCGATCTTATTGTGGTGCCTAAATTTATGTTTTCTGGTAAACATCAAATTTATAGAGATTTTTTCTTATTAGGTTCATATGGTGATATTAAAAAGTATCTTAAACTATTTCCCAAGGATCCTGACATGAGAATATCACAAGGCCTTGCAACCATTTTATTTTTTATAGACAAAATTAAAAGTTTTAAAGAGCTTCATTTATATGGATTTGATTTTTTTGAGAAAGCTGTAAATTATAACTTAGAAAATGAAGTAAAGCAGGCACATAGTTGGCACATCCCTCGGTCTAAGTTTGGATTAGAACACCCTCATATTAATGGGGTTGAAAAGAAGTTTATAACAAAGCTTCACAATAAAGGGTTGTTAACCTTTCATCCGTGTCCTGATGGTGAAGTAGATAAATATGTATTAAATAGTCTTTTCAATAAATTCAGACCTGAAGCTAAAAAGGAATAATTATGCTTTTTATTAAAGTTGTCGATGGGGAAGCAGTTGGTTTCCCCATTCCTTTTGATAAAATAAAATCCATGCATAAGAACGTATCATTTCCAAGCAATTTTTCATCTAAGGATTTAGATATTATTGCTTCATTGGGATTTGAACCTGTTCCTTTAAATTCCGACGACAAATTCACGGCAAATACCAATGAAGTAGTAAAACTAACTACACCTGAAAAAGTTGATGGTGTTTGGAAAAGAAGATATATTGCTAGGCCAAGAACTTTAAAAGAAATAAGTACCAGGCTCAGTGAAATTAGAAATATGAGAAATTCTTTACTAATGTCAACTGATTGGGTGGAGTTTCCCTCTGTACGAGCAAATAAGAGCGCAGAATGGTGTACTGCGTGGGATAATTATAGACAACAACTTAGAGACATAACTAATAATGATGATGTGTTTAAGATAGAATTTCCTAAAAAGCCTTCAAATGAGTAGTGCTTTATTATTAATGCTTGCTGGTCAGGGTTTTACTGTCTTTGAAACCCAACCAACTACTAACTACGTTACTAATACTGTTTATGAGACGTGGTATACCTCTGTCTTTGAAACTAATCATGCTACAGATACAACATACATAACCAATCATCTAACAAATACAAATCATAATACAGTCACATTATTTCAAACTTTAACTGTTTTTGATACAAAATACCCTACACAAAGATCTACAAACTATAATACGTCAACTATGTGGTATACAAACTACATTAGTTACTATGAAAGAACTACATCGTATGATACTACCTATCAAACTTTAGCTTCTAGATCATCGGGAAGTACTTATGGACCTGTTGGTTACATCATAGGTGTTTATAACGGTTATAATTTAGATCCATGGAGCGGTGATAGAGCGTCATATGTTTATGCATTATATTCAGCCTATCTTTCTAGGCCTTCTTGGGAAGTAGCTCAAGGCGAAGTTGATTATTGGGTAAATGTTGTAGATTATTTTTGGAATGAAGGATATGCTTATTATTTTTCGCTTGGAGGATTTGTAAGTAGCGTAGATGTCAGAAATTACACTGGTAACAGAATGGAATCTGACTGGCAAGGGCAATCTGAATTTAGAAGTTATACAGTATATTATAATACCAATGTTCAGAGATCGACAGACAGATCAACTACATATGGTACATCTGTAAGTAGAGAAACAAATTACATTACTAATACTGTTTTCGATACATTGTTTGAAACTAATTACTCTAACTTTACTAATGTTCTTACAGGAACAAGTAGAAATACAGATACTATTTACGACACACTTACTGTCTATAATACTAACAAGTCTACTGATACGACTTACGAAACATCTAGATCTACCTATCATATTACAAACCACGATACGACAACAGTTTGGGTAACGGTATTCAGTACTCAACGTTTCACTGGTATAGACGATAATAGAAGTGAAGGATTCAACGAACAACCTTAAGGATATATGATGAAACAAATTAATGTAGTATCATTGAAAGAAGTACATTCTCAAGAAAAAAGAATCGGTGATAATAAAAGAGCGAAAAAATCTCAAACTAGTATAGACATAGAAGAAATACTATTATCTACTCCTTCGCCATTACCTCTAACTTTTGATATCAGACCAATTCATGAATATTATTTTAATGAGTACACCTATCACGATGTTTTTGGAGGGTTAGTCCTCACTACCATGTCTCCTGAAGTATCAGCCAGAATAATTGATCATATATTTCATGTTGATAAACACGATGTTACTGATCACTGCAGTTTTCTTGTTCAAAAAATATTTGATAAGTATGAAACTAAAGAAGTTAGTAACCCTAATGCAAAAAAGATAGTATTTCTACCTGGAAGTAATTTAATTAATGCGGTTGATAAAGAATTACTAGAAAGGATGATGTTTAATAATGAAGATGTATTTTTAAAATTGCATCCTATTACTGGTGATGATATGGTTAGACAACTTGGTATAAAGTATGGATATCACAGATTACTTGGACCAAAAGAAAGTGGTATAAATTATTTAATTCAAGCAGATGAAATTTACACTACTGCAAATTCTGAAATGGGGATATATGCTGCAGCTCTTGGTAAAAAATTTGCAGATATTACTAGTTTTGAATGTATGGCTGAACTAACGTATTGGACATTAATTAGATTGTTTATCCCAGGTAAAATAGATCATAATAAAGAAGTAATTAATAAAGTATTGAGTAGTAAAGGATCAGGATGGTTATTGCCTTGGAATACTGATCATGAAGAAAGGATCAAAGAATATTATAAAAGATCCATGCAAATAAGAAATTTTTTTAAACCTTTAGCGCCAAAGGTTAATAGAAATAGATTAAGATCTGTTCCAATTCCTGTTGAACAAAAGAAAGAATTTAAAAAAGAATAAATATAAAATCGGGCTATATAGCCCATCTTTGTAGACTACATAGTCTGTTATAGTCGATGTCTAATAACACCATTCAGATCAAGCGATCTTCGGTGGCAGGGCGTGTACCTGATGCAAACACGCTAGCTGTTGGAGAGTTCGCTGTCAATCTTGCTGACCGAGTTCTTTACACAAAGACAGGTAATGGCAACGTCATAGTATTAGCCTCATCAAACATCGATTATCTTTCTAGTGGTGCTACTAATACATTCTTTTCAAATGCTCTAGTTTTAGCAAATGTTCAAACATATCTTGGCAACAGTGTAAGTGGTATTTTTATTAATGGAAATGCTGGAGCCAACGGTCAAGTTCTTGTAGCTAATGGCGACAACACTACAAGCTACAGGCATCAATTCTTTGTAGGAGAATTTCCACCTGATTTTAACCACTATGGTGATATCTGGTATGATACTTATTTCGATAGATTGTTTATGTGGGTAAATGATGGGCAGGCTGAATATTTCTATGACTTTTTGCCTCCTAATTTCTAATGGCAACACTACCGTTAACACCTACTGAAGGTCAAGTTGCTGATGGTGGCGATGGCTACATCTATACAGCCTACTATCGTCCCCCTGGTGGAACGAGATATCTGTGGGTAAAAACAGGAAGATCTTCTAACACAACCACTCAACTAGCTGTTGCTGTTGCAAATGCTATAACTGTTGGTAATGTATCAGTAACACCTAATGCTGTAACTATAGGAAATGTTACTCTAACTCCCAATACAGCTACAGTTGGCAATGTTGTAGTCTCTACAACTAACGTTAAAGTTGGTAATACAGTACTTTCTGATAATGGATTGTCAGCTGCCAATGTAACTATTACACCTAATGCAGTTACTGTTGGTAATGTAGTACTTAATCAGTCTAATGTAAAGATTGGTAATACTACCATCACTGATAATGCTATTACTGTAGCCAATGTATCACAAGCTAATGCTGAAAGCAATCTTCTCACTGCTTTAGTTTCAGGAAGTTTAACACTTACCAATACTGCAGCAAACACTGTAACTATTTTAAATAGCAGTGGAATCTTTATTGCTAATACTGAGAGTGGTCAAACATTTAGTATTACAAGTAATGTATTAGGAAGTGGTGGTAATGTAATTAGTGTTAACAATCTCCAGGGTGAAGTTGTTCTTAAGACAGCAAACATACCTGAACATCCTTCCAACCTTTACTTTACAAACACTAGAGTAATTTATGCTCTAACAGCTGGTCATAATATTGTCCTTGAATCCAATGGTCTGATTTCTGCATCAGGAAATGTACTTAGTGTCAATGGGCAAACAGGTAATATAGTTCTAAGCACTGCTAATGTTGCAGAAGATGGAAACCTATATTTTACGAACACAAGAGCAGTTAGTGCATTTACAAGTGGCAATGGCGTTGATATTGCATCAAATGGTTTAATCACAGTAACAGTTTCTGGAACTGGTGCAGGGGCAGCAAATACCGATCAATTACCAGAAGGCAATAGTAATCTATATTTTACTAATACTAGAGTAGTTTATGCACTAACTGCTGGCAATGGTGTAAATATCACTGCCAATGGAATGATTACTGTGTTTGGTGCCGGTGTTGGCGGCAATGTTACTAGTGTTAATGAACTAACAGGTGATGTAGTTCTTAAAACTGCAAACATTCAAGAGAGCGCAAGTAATTTATATTTTACCAATGCAAGAGTAATTGCCAATGTTTTAGCATACTTAAATACAGGATTATCAGGAATTCTGATTAATGGTAATGGTGGTGCTAACGGTCAGATATTAGTAGCTAATGGTGATAATACTTTAAATTATCATACAAGGTTTTATTCTAACCCATTGCCTCCAGATTTTGCTCATTACGGTGATGTTTGGTACGATACTGAATTTGCAAAGATGTATATGTATGTATTTGATGAAGCAGGAGAATTTTGGTTTGACTTCCTACCACCCGACTTTTAAAGAATAGAGAAAGATGCCATTTCCATCACCAGCAACGAATGGCCAACGGTATGAAGCCGGAGGTTACGTATACCAATACAATTCTGCCAAGAGAACTTGGACGAAGGTTGGTGTTGCTGCCAACGTTGTAACCACAACCCCATCTCTTTCTACAAATAACGTAACTTCTTCAAATGTTACAGCTAATGCTGTTACAGTAGGTAATGTTTCTTTAACTGGTAATTCTGTTTCTGTTGGTAATACTTCTGTTACAGCCAATGGTGTTACTGTTGGCAATGTTACACTAACTTCTAATGCAGTTGCAGTAGGAAATACTTCTCTCACAGCCAATGGTGTATCAGTAGGCAATGTTGCTTTAACTGGCAATGGTGTAAGTGTAGGAAATGTTGCGCTTACTGCCAATGGAATGTCTGTTGGTAATACGTCTGTTACTGCCAATGGCGTTTCTGTTGGCAACGTTTCACTTACATCTAACGGCGTTAGTGTTGGCAATGTAAGTTTAACGAGCAATGGGGTATCGGTAGGAAATGTAAGTCTAACATCTAATGGCGTAAGTGTAGGCAATGTTAGCTTAACTTCTGAAGGCGTTACTGTTGGTAATGTAAGTTTAACAAGTAATGGAGTATCGGTAGGAAACGTTACCCTAACTGAAAATGCGGTAAGTGTTGGTAATACATCTATTTCTGGTAATGCTATTACTACTGAAACAGTTACAGCAAATACCGTTTCACAAGCTAATGCTGAAACAGGAACTACAACTACTTTAACAAGTGGTGTTTTATCTTTATCTAATTCGTTATCTAACACCACTACTACTATCACAAGCAATAGTATCACAAGTCCTACTTTTTATGGAAACTTAGTAGGATCTTTCCAAGGTACTGTTGCACAAGTAGAATCTTTAAGTAACTTTACTACAAGTAACTTAGCAGAAGGTTCTAATCTTTATTTTACAAACACTAGAGTTGTTTACGCACTAACTGCAGGAAACGGTGTAAACATTACAGCTAACGGTATGATTACCGTCTTTGGTGCTGGTGTTGGTGGAAATGTAACGAGTGTCAATGAGCAAGTTGGAGATGTAACTCTTAGAACAGCAAACATTCCAGAAAGTACTAGTAACTTATACTTTACCAATGCAAGAGCAGTTGCAGCATTTGTAGCTGGTCCTGGTATTTCTATTAATGCTAATGGTTATATTGTTTCTACTGCAGCCGGTGGTAATGGAACTGGCAACACAACTATAACAGTAAGTTCTACTTTATCTAATACATTCTTTACTGTTAGAACTACTACCTCATCAGGAAATACATTACCAGTTACTAGATCTTCTGGTTATGGAACAGCTGATGATTGGTTTAATGATGGTGATACAATTAGTATCAGTGGATATCCATATACTATTGTAAGTATTGCAAATGGAAGTGATCCAGACGGTAATGCAACATTTACTCTAGAAGAGACCTTAGCTCAATCAGCAGCTGCTGGCACTCCTTTATTAAAATATGCACAATTTAGTAACGATATTACTAAAATTGTAGTTGGAAGTGGCATTACATTAGTAAGTAGCGGAAACACTGCAACTATTTCTGTAGGAAGTGGTGGCGGTGCAATTGTTGAATATGTAAATGGACAAACAGGAAATGTTCAGTTAACTACTGCCAACATTCCAGAATATTCTTCTAACTTATACTTTACTAATACACGTGTCGTATATGCTCTAACAGCTGGTAATGGAGTTAACATTACTGCTAACGGTATGATTACTGTGTTTGGAGCAGGTGTAGGTGGAAATGTAACTAGTGTCAATCAATTAGTTGGCGATATATCATTACAAACTACCAACATTCCTGAAAGTTTAAGTAACTTATATTTTACTAATGCTAGAGTTTACTCAAACGTTATTGGACTACTTAATACCAACACTGTAACTGAAGGTGCCAATCTTTACTTTACAAACACTAGAGCAGTATCTGCGTTTACTCCTGGAAGTGGTCTAACGATTGCTGCAAATGGTTTAATTTCAAGCACTGCCTCTGTATCTATTACTCAGTCTAATGCTCAATCTAATGCATCGCTAACAATTGAACCAGGTACTGGTCTAACACAGAGCAATACATCTTCTGGTGTTACTAGTGTTTATGGAAGTAATGTATCGTTATCAAATTCACAATCTAATACATCAGTATCGATTGATACATCTGGTGTTACGCAATCCAATGCTACCACTGGCACTGTTAGTGTTATTGGTGCAGGAAATGTTGCATTATCTAATACATTATCAAATACTTCAGTTTCTATTCAATCAACTGGAGTAGCACAAAGTAATGTAAGTTCTGGAACAAATAGTACAATTAGCAGTAGTGTTGTTGGTTTATCTAACTCTCTATCTAATACTACAGTAACGATTCAATCAAGTGGTGTAACTCAAAGCAATACAACTACTGGAACAGTAAGCGTTATTGGGGCTGGTAATGTTGCACTATCAAATACATTATCAAACACTGTTGTTGATATTCAAGCATCTGGTGTTACACAAAATAATCAAACTACAGGAACTGTAAGTAGTTTTGATAGTTCTACTTTAACCCTACAAAATACATTATCTAATTCAACAGTTTCATTAGGATCAGCTAACGGCTTAGTTCAAGGAAATACAACAACTGGAACTACCACTACAGTTAATAGCTCTAATGTTGCCCTAACCAATACGTTATCAAACACGACTGTTACTATACAATCTAGTGGAGTTACACAATCTAATGTAACATCTGGAACAGTTAGTGTTATTGGTGCAAGTAACGTTGCTCTAACCAATACTCAGTCTGGGTCTACAGTAACTGTAACAAGCGATGGAATTGTATTATCTAATGCTATTACAGGAGAATCATTTACCTTAAGTAGTAATATTAGCACAAGCACAGTTCCTGAGGGTGCTAATTTATACTTTACTAATACTAGAGCTGTTTATGCGTTTACAGCTGGAAGTGGTTTGGTTCTAGCGCCAAATGGTTTAATTCTTTCTACTGTCTCTACTTCCGTTCAGCAGACTAATGTAGAATCTAATACTACCGTTTCATTGAATCCATCTGGTGGATTGGTTCAAAGTAACTTATCGTCTGGATCTGTTAGTATTATTGGAAGTGGTAATGTTGTATTACAAAATACTATTGTTAATGTAAACATTACTATTGAAGCAAATGGAATTGTTCAGAATAATCAATCTACTGGATCAGTAAGTAATTTAGATAGTTCTGGAATATCTTTCCAAAATACACAAAGTGGTACATCAACCACTATCACAAGCAATAGTATCACAAGTCCTACATTTGTTGGTAACTTAGTTGGAACAGTATCTACCTTAGATAATTTTACTACTAGCAATTTAGTTGAAGGAACAAATCTTTACTTTACTAACTCTAGGGCAATTTATGCACTAACAGCGGGTTCTGGTATTGTAATTGCAGCTAATGGTCAAATTACATCCAACATTGCTTCTGTAAGTTCTGAACTAACTACTGATAATATTGCAGAAGGTGCCAATCTATACTTTACTAATACTAGAGCAGTCTATGCCCTAACTGGTGGATCAGGAATTGCTATAGATTCTAATGGTAGAATCACAGCTAATGTTTCTTCTGTAAGTTCTGAACTTTCTACTGATAATATAGCTGAGGGGTCTAATCTTTATTTTACTAATACAAGAGTTGTATATGCTCTAACGGCTGGTAATGGCGTTAATATTACTGCTAACGGTATGATAACCGTTTTTGGCGGAGGATTTAGTAATGTAACTAGTGTTAATGAACTGACTGGTGATATTACATTAACTACTGCTAATATACCAGAATCAGGTAATCTTTATTTCACTAATTCTCGTGCCATTTACGCACTGACTGCTGGTAATGGAGTAAACATTACAGCTAATGGAATGATTACAGTATTTGGAGCTGGAGTAGGTGGAAATGTAACAAGCGTTAATGAATTAACTGGTGATATTACATTAACAACTTCAAATATTAATGAAGGTACTAATCTCTACTTTACAAATACAAGAGCAATAGGTGCTTTTGTTGCAGGACCTGGTATTATTATTTCTGCAAATGGTTACCTTCAGGCAAATGTTGGTAGTGGTGGTGAGTCTAATATAATTTACACTAGTAATGTAACAAGTGTTAATGGAGCAAATGGAGATGTAGTTCTAACCACTGCAAACATTGCTGAAGATGGAAATCTGTACTTCACTAATAGTAGAGCAATAGGAGCATTAACTGGTGGCAATGGAATTACAATTGATGGTAATGGTTTAATTACAGTACAAAATTTTGTAGCCAGTAATGCTGTTAATTCAGTCAACGGACAAACAGGAAACGTTGTATTAACTACTTCAGATGTTAATGAAGGTTCTAATCTTTATTTCACTAATACAAGATCTGTATATGCACTAACTGCTGGTAGTGGCATAGTAATTGCAGCAAACGGTTTAGTACTTTCTACTGTATCTACTCAAGTTGCTCAATCGAATGTAGAATCTGGTTCTAATGTTGTATTGCAACCATCAACTGGTCTAACACAAAGTAATACTCAGAGCAATACAACTACTGTATTAAATAGTGGTTCTCTAGCAATTGCATGTACGCAAGTTAGTGTTAATATTAACTTAGGTGGATTATTTCAAAATAGTACAGTCAGTGGAACAGTAAGTACAATAAGCACTTCAAGTATTGGTATTTCTAATACATTTTCTGGAACCAGTGTTACTATACAACCAGGCAACGGGCTAATTCAATCTAGCACAACAACTGGAACATCTACCATAGTAAGTAGTTCTAATGTTGCCTTGAGTAATACAAGCTCTGGCTCTTCTATTACATTTACTAGTGAAGGAATCACACTTTCTAATACTCAGACTGGTCAAGTAAGAACAATTACAAGTGACTTTACAACAGCTAGTATTCCAGAAAGTGGCAACCTTTACTTTACTAATGCAAGAGTTTATGCAAATGTCTTAGCTCAAGGATTTGCAACAAACTCTTCAGTAACCGCTCAATTATCAGCTAAGGCAAATACAGCTTCACTAACAACAGAAAATGTTAGCGAAGTAACTAATTTATATTTTACAAACACCAGAGCAATAAGTGCATTAACAGCAGGTTCTGGAATCAGTATTGCAGCAAATGGAAGAATTACATCCAATGTTTCTGCAGTAAGTGCAAGTTTAACAACAAGTAATATAGCTGAAGGTGCTAATCTCTATTTTACCAATACTAGAGCGATTGCTGCATTCACCAATGGTTCTGGAATAAGTATTGCAGCAAATGGAAGAATAACTGCATTTGGTCCAGTTACTGGCAATGTAACTTCTGTAAATGGATTATTTGGTGAAGTAAATCTTGATACTGGTAATGTATTTGAGAATGGTAATTTATATTTTACGAATGCAAGGGTTTATGCTAATGTTATTCAATTAGGTCTTGCAACAACTACCTACGTAAATAATCAATTAGCTAACTTAGTAGCATCAGCTCCTTCTACTTTAGATACACTAAGTGAGCTTGCAACAGCACTTGGTAATGATGCTTCTTTTGCTACTACAGTTACAAATAGTATAGCAACCAAGGCATCTAATGCATTTGTCCTAGAGCAATTAAACTTAAAAGCAAATGTTTCTCAACTAACTACAGCGAATATTACAGAAAGTGGAAGCCTTTATTTTACAAATACTAGAGCAATTGGAGCCCTTACTGCTGGAAGCGGAATTTCTATTGCCTCAAATGGTAGAGTTACTTCTACAGTGGTTGGAGGAGTTTCGTCTGTAAATGGTCAGACTGGAGCAGTAACACTAACTACAGCAAGTATTGCTGAATTAACGAATCTTTACTTTACAAATTCTAGATCAAGAGCAGCATTTACTGCCGGTCAAAACATTTCTATTGCTGCAAACGGTAGAATTACTGCAAACGTTTCAGCAATAGCAGGAAATTATGATTTTGGAACATTCCTAGCTCCTGCCTCTCAACGATTTAGGTTGAGAAGAGGACTAGAAAGTGAAAGAACTACATTTGTTCCACTTGAGGGTGAACTAATTTATGTTACTGATACTAAGCGCGTTTATGTTGGAGATGGTACAACTGCTGGTGGTATACTAGTTAGTACTATTACTCAGGATTACGATGGTGGTGCACCAACAACAATCATCTTTGATGACAACTTGGATGGTGGATTCTACGATACAACATCGTTTGATGATAACCTGGATGCGGGTTCTCCATAACATAAATATACGATTGACACATCAATTTATCTAAAGGTAATTAATGGCTACAAGGATTCAGCTAAGACGAGGTAATGCCAATTCATGGCTATCGTCAAATCCTATTTTAAGCTCAGGTGAGATCGGTATTGAGACCGATACCAATTTAATTAAAATTGGTGATAGTTCAAATACCTGGGCAAATCTAGCTTATTTTAGTCCTTCAATCGGTTCTACATCGAACTTAGCTGAAGGGGCTAACCTTTACTTCACAAATACAAGAGCAAGAGCTGCATTTACACAAGGGACAGGAATTGTCATTGCAGCAAATGGATTAATTTCTTCTACTGCACTCGGTGGCGTAACTAGTGTCAATGGCGCAAATGGTAATGTTCAATTATTCTATTCATCTAATACCGAACCTGTAACAAATACTACAGGAACATTTTGGTATAAACCTGATGAAGGCAATATTTTTATTAAAGTTAATGATGGTGTAGCTAATATTTGGCTAGAAATTGATACGCCATTCTTTAGTACAACTAGCAATACAACAGATATTGCTGAAGGTGCAAATCTTTATTTTACTAATTCTAGATCTGTAGCTGCTTTGACAAGTGGTTATGGAATTAATATTGATGCAAACGGTCTTATTACATCATTAGGTTTAGGCGGTGGTGGAACAGGAAATATTACAGCAGTAGCTGGTGTAACATCTGGAGCTGTTTCTAATGTTCAGTTGGCAAATGCAATATCTTCTACTGGATTATTAACAACAGCAAATGTTATTGAGTCTGGTAATCTTTATTTTACAAATACTAGATCAGTATCTGCTCTCTCTGCTGGCTATGGTATAGAAGTTGCTGCTAATGGAAGACTAACAGCAACGATAGCAAGTGCAGCAATTGGAAATGTGACAGGGGTTGCTGGCGTAAACACTGGTAATGTTAGTAATGCTCAGATATCTTCAGCACTTGCCTTACAAAATGTAACAGTTAATAATCTTACTGTTACTCAATCAGTTGTAGGAAGTTTATCGTTAACTGGAAGTCTCACTACTGCAGCGAATTTATCAGTTGCAGGAAATGCAACAATCACTGGAAATCTTTCTACCAATAATTTTACTACAAATAGCTTATCTGTTGGTAATATAACAGTTACTGGAAACATAGTTCCCACTGTTAATGAAGCTTTTAGTTTAGGTACTCCATCATTTAAGTTTAAAGACTTATTCTTATCTGGCAGTACGATTGTTCTAGGTGAAACAAAGTTACAATCTGATCCAGCTGGTGGTTTTTCGATATCTTCATTAAATGTAGAACAAACTGGTTCTATCACTTTCAGCACTGCAGCAAATGCTGCTTTAGTTACTGAAGTAATTACGTCTAATGTATTGACTGTTGATAGTATTACTTCAAATACTTGGGGTAGTCTTTATACAGCAAATGTAGTAGAAACTTCTGATAACCTTTATTTTACTAATACCAGAGCAATTTCTGCGCTAACTGCAGGACGTGGTATTGAAGTAGAGGCAAATGGTTTAATAACATCTCTTTATAATATTGAGAGTATTGCCGGAGTTGCAAACGGTGTAGTTTCTAATATTCAGATAGCTTTTGCTATCCAAGACACAGCTCTCCTTAATACTGCTAATATTATTGAAGGTGGTAATCTTTATTACACTAATGCAAGAGTGGCTGCAAACGTTGCAACTTTAGGTTATGCACCTAACGCTTATGTTAATACTAGATTATTAACTAAAGCTAACGTCTCTGATCTTACTCCTCTTGCAACCAATTCACACGTCACTGCAGTTGTTAACTTACTACAAACAACAAAAGCAAATAATGAGGATGTTACCAACCTAACTACTGGTAATATTCCAGAAAACGAAACAAATTTATACTTTACAAACACAAGAGTAGTATATGCTCTTTATACTGATGATTCATTAATATTAGATGCAAATGGAAGATTGATTGCTAACGTTGCAGCTGTTGGTGGTGGTACTATTACATCAGTAGCTGGTGTCAATTTCGGAGGCGTATCAAATGTTCAGTTGGCAAGTGCTTTAACAGATAGAACTGTTTCTCTTGCAAACCTAACAGTTACAGAGACAGCTACTATCAATAGTCTTAGAGTAACAGGTGATATGTCTGTTACTGGAACTACTACTTTCATTAATACTACTGAAGTTGCTATTAATGATAAAAATCTAGTTTTAGCTAACGGTGCTGCAAGCTCTGGTGTGGCTAATGGCGCTGGAATTAGTATTTCTGGTGCTTATGCAAACTTGACATATTATTCAGGTCCTGATAGATTTAATTTTAATAGGTATGTCGATGTTCAAGGCAATACGATATTAACTAATGCCAACACCACAACCCATATCTCTGAAGGAACCAACCTTTACTTTACAAACACTAGAGCAGTTTATGCACTAACTAGTGGAAACGGTATTGATCTTAATTCAAATGGTCTTATACAGGTTAGAACAGCCAATATAGGTGCTATAGCTTCTGCTTGCACAACTCCAGCAACAGCTTCTTTATCAACAACTGTAGTTGCTAATGCATTTTCAATAGGTTCATATGTAGGCGGCAATCCTAATATATTTGTATTTGCTGGACAAACTCTGGCATTTAACTTAGTTGGGATGACCAGCCATCCATTTTCCATTCAAAATACAACAGGATCTAATTTATTATCCGGTCTAACTCATGTTAGTACCAATGGTGTCATCGATTCTACTGCAAACGTTCAAGGTCAGACTTCAGGTAGATTATTCTTCACACCAAGTTTTGCTGATGTAGGAAATGTTTATAGCTACAGAAGTCTTACTAATGCAAATGTACGTGGTAATATTATCATTGTACATCCAAAATTGACTGCAGGAACTGGTATTAATATTGCTGCAAATGGTTTAATAACAAGTACAGCGCTTGGTGGTGTAACTGGTGATGTAGTCTCTGTAAATGGCTCAAATGGCATTATTGAACTTTATTATACTTCCAATACTGCACCAAATGCTAATACACTAGGAACATTGTGGTATAAACCTGATCAAGGTAACATTTACTTCTATGTAAATGATGGATCAAGCAATGTATGGTTAGAAATAGATCAGGGAGGTGGTGCAGGTGGTGCAGTTGATAGTGTTAATGGAGAAACAGGAGCTGTAGTACTAACCACAGCTAACATAGCTGAAAGCGGCAATCTTTACTTTACAAATACAAGGGCAATAAGTTCTTTAACCAGTGGTTCTGGAATCAGTATTGCAGCAAATGGATTAATTACTAGTACTGGTGTTTCAGGTGTATCTTCTGTTAATGCCAAGACAGGTACTGTGAATTTAATTACAGATGATATTCCAGAAGGTTCTAACGTTTATTATTCTAATGCTAGAGTACAGAGTTACTTAGGTAATATTAGTGGTAATTTAGTTCCATCAGTAGATGAAGTGTACAGTCTAGGTTCCGCTAATTTAAAATGGTTAAACCTATTTCTATCTGGAAATACAATTATATTAGGGAATACTAAGATAGAATCGTCTGGTGATGGTTCCTTATCTATTAAAAGTACAGATCCAAATGTAACAACTTATGTGACATTTTCATCTAATGGATATGTATCTACAAGTACTGGTTCTTTTGGTTCTACAGCTTCTACATTTCCTTCTGGTGATTTAGGAGAATTAGGATTAGCTCTAGAATTTGATGCGTTTGGTACATTATTAACAGATATAAATATATTTGATTGCATGAATCCTCCAAGAATTACTAATTTGGAAGATTTAGGTGAATTATAAACCCATGGAGAAATAAATGCCTACAACAGTGCAATTTAGAAGAGGCACAAGCAGTCAGAACGATCAGTATACCGGTGCTAACGGAGAAATAACCTTTGATTTTACTGGTAAAAATCTTCGTGTTCATGATAATGTTACGACTGGAGGCGTTAGACTTGTTACCACTTCTAATCACATAATCCCTACATCAAATAGCTCATATGATTTGGGCAATTCAAATTATAGATATGAAGAATTATATCTTTCAAACACTTTCAACTTAGGTAATATAAAGTTAAAAGATGGGGGATCTAGTCTTCAAATTTTAGATGGTGCTGATAATATTGTATTTACAGCTGGTGGTGGATCAGGTGTTGCTTCTGTAGGTGGTTCATCTGGAACCATATCAAACTCTCAAGTAGCTACTTTTGTTAAAGATTTAATTTCAACATCTAATGTTTCTGAAGGTGCTAACTTATATTTTACTAATGCTAGATCTAGAGCTGCACTATCATCTGGAACTGGAGTTTATGTCAATCAATCTACTGGACAAATTAGTATTAGCCAAAATGTCAGTACAACTAGTGATGTAACCTTTGCTAATCTTATAGTTACTGGAAATATTTTAGTACAAGGCAATTCAGTACAATTTCAATCAAATACGTTAGTAGTCAATGATCCTTTAATACAGATGGGTGTGAATCCTGTTGGCGATACTTTTGATTTAGGATTTTTTGGTCACTATATTGGGGGAAGTCCAAGTATTGAAAGACATGCTGGATTGTTTAGAGATGCTTCTGATGGAAATTTTAAATTATTTACTAATCTCGATCCGGAACCTACAAATATTGTTGATACTTCAAATACTTCTTATCAAAATGCTAACATTGTTGTAAATTTTGTTATAGGAAAGGTTACAGATATAAGTAACCACTCGACAACTACTTTATCAGAAGGTAGTAACCTTTATTTTACAAATACTAGAGCAATCGGATCATTAACAGCAGGAAGCGGAATAAGCATAGCTGCGAATGGATTAGTTACTAGTACTGCTTTAGGTGGCGTGACATCCGTAGGAGGATCTACCGGTGCAATATCTAATGCGCAACTAGCATGCTCAATTATTAGTTCTGGTGTCTTAAATACAGCTAACGTTGTAGAAGGATCTAACTTATACTTTACTAATACTAGAGTAGTTTCTGCGCTAACAGCTGGATCAAATATTAGTATTGCTGCTAACGGTCTAATTACTGCTCTAACTCAAGGGGGAGGTGGAGGAGGTGGAGTTACAGTTGGTAACGATACATCATCAACTACTTCGACATTTTATCCACTATTATCTGCTAATACAATATCGGGTAGTTTATCTCTAGCAAAT